GCTGGTTGTCCGCAGGTTTGGTTGTGCCCGCGTCGCTCGTCTTCTGTGTGGAGGCGTTGCTGCCGGTATCAGATTCATCTGACACGCCGGGTGCTGAAGTGCTATCCGACGGATTTTTGGATTCATCGCTTGCGGGTGGAAACGTTTCGCTGGCGTTCGGCGCCTGGTTGGATTCCTCTGCGCCGGTGGTATTTGCATCATCCCCCGCACCACTACAGGCGGCCAAAGAGAGCACCAAGGCGCCTGCCATAAGCAGGGAGAAGAGTTTTGTAAGCTTTGTTTTCATATGATGTGACCCCTTTCAATAGGCTGTAGTCAGCATACGCTAAAAACTGCAAGCCGTCAATTATCTAAAAGAAAAAAGATTTCACGAAGAAGCGATTCAAACTCTCTTATTTTTATGAAATTCGTATGTAAAAAAATGAGAAAATGTGCCAACTTGCATTGTGGGCCAGAATCTCGTATACTGAAGAAACAAATCCCGATTGAGGAGGAATCGCCATGTCTGCACCGCTTGCTGACCGCCTGCGTCCGCA